TCCGCAACGGATAACGCAGTAGCTAGATATGACGCTACTACTGGCAAGCTGCTACAAAACAGCGTAGTCATTATTGATGACACAGGTAGCGTAACAGGCGTAAATGGGTTAACTGCTCAAACTCTGACTGTTAACAATAACGCTACGCTTGGTTCATCCAATACCGATACTTTAGATGTAAGAGCAAGAATTCTGTCTGATTTAGAACCAAACGCAAACAACGCTAAAGACATCGGCACAAGCGGTAGAAACTGGCGTGACGGGTTTTTCGGTAGGACATTGCATACTGTAAACCTAGAGTTAACAGGAACAACGTCTTTTGATGGCGCACAAGGCACAAGCGGTCAAGTCTTAACATCCGCAGGAACAGGCAACACTCCAACATGGACTACGCCAACAGCGGGTACAGTTACTAGCGTAGGCGGTACGGGTACGGTCAACGGTCTTACCCTAACAGGTACAGTTACAAGTTCTGGCAACCTTACGCTAGGCGGTACGCTAAGTTTAGCTAGTCCACCTGCTATTGGTGGCACAACTCCGGCAGCGGGTACGTTTACAACGCTAATAGATACAGCGGGTAATGTGCGTCAAATCCCTCAGTCTGGTGCTGCAAAGACATCAAGCTACACGCTTACAACAGGCGATGTGGGTGAGTTCATTCAGGTAGGCTCTGGTGGGTCTGTGACCATTCCAGACGCCACATTTGCGGCGGGTGATGCTGTATCTGTGTTTAATAACACCTCTGGCAACATCACGATTACTTGCACCATTACAACTGCTTACATTGGTGGTACAGATTCAGACAAAGCTACGGTAACATTGGCTACCCGTGGGCTATGCACCATTCTGTTTATTAGCGGCACAGTCTGCGTCATCACAGGCAACGTAACATGAGCATACAGCAACTATTATTGGGTGCTGCGGGTGCTTCTGGGTATAACCTACAAAGGTCTGTTCGGCTGCGTCAAAGTGCGAGTGGTTATTTGAATCGTACTCCATCTGTTGCTGGAAGTCGAACAACGTGGACATGGAGTGGTTGGGTAAAGATTGGCGTAATTAGTTCTAATGACAATGCACTTTTTATGGCGTTGAACAATGCGTCAGGCGCATATAATGTTAATGATTGGTCTGGGGTGTTTTTGCGTGCAAACGCAACTTTCGATTTTATTGTTGGAAATGGTGGTTCAGTTTCTGGACGCATCATAACAACACAAGTATTCCGTGATTTTTCATCGTGGTATCACCTTGTTTTTACTTACGACAGTACAAACGCTACAAGCACAGACCGTATGCGAATGTATGTAAACGGTGCTAGGGTTACAGCATTTTCAACCGCAACATATCCGTCTATCAATACCAACAGCTATCAGAACACAACAAACAGTCAGTTTATAGGGCAATCTTGGCTTTCTGGCGCACCCTCAAACCCATTTGACGGTTACCTAGCAGAAGTCAACTTCATTGACGGTCAAGCCCTCACCCCCGCATCCTTCGGTTCAACCAACGCACTCACAGGCGTATGGCAACCCGCACCCTACACAGGCACATACGGCACAAACGGGTTCTACCTCAAGTTTACTGATAACTCTACCGCAGCGGCTTTGGGTACAGATTTCTCTGGCAACAGCAACACATGGACGGTTAACAACATCAGCGTGACTGCGGGTGTAACGTATGACTCCATGACAGATGTGCCTACGCTTACGAGTGCTACGGCGGCGAATTATTGTACGATTAACCCAATTAGCGGTGCTTTTACATCGACTACATTTAGCGCCGGTAATTTAGATATGACCGTATCTGGCGGGGTGTTTAATAAAGGTGTTGCAGGCACAATAGCAATTCCCAGAACAGGCAAATGGTATTTTGAATTAACTTTAAATTCAGGGGCTGGTACACCCGGAGGCATTGGTGTTGGTTTTGGTGCTGTATCTGGAAAGTTATACGGTGATTCTGCGGATTTAACGTCTTTAGCTTGGGCTACTGACAGCGCAGGAAACATTTACGCAAACAGTGCTTCAATAGCAACAGCTACAACTTGGAACACCAACGGAAAATTATGCGCTTGCACAATTGACTACACAAATAATGAAATTAAGTTTTACGTTGATAATGTTCTTTCCTACACTCTTTCTGGCGCAAATTTTCCTACCGTTGATGTAATGCCTTTAGTGCATAATGGAGCGCGTGGTGTTTCGCTTAACTTCGGTCAACGCCCATTCGCCTACACGCCCCCAACAGGCTTTGTTGCGCTCAATACGTTTAACCTAGCTGCAAGCACGATTGTGAAGGGCAATACGGTAATGGATGCTACGATTTGGTCAGGCGATGGGACAAGCCCTAAAGCTCAAACAAATGCCGCTGGATTTCAGCCTGATTTGGTTTGGATTAAAAACAGAAGCGTTGCGTACTCGCATAACTTATTTGACTCTGTAAGAGGTTCAGGAACAGCCCGTAGCTTGCAATCGGATAATACTAATAGTGAAGCAACAAACGCATCAAATACGGCTTTGTATGGATACTTGTCTGCTTTTAACTCAAATGGATTTAGTACAACAAATGGTACAGACCCGACATCCTCATCTATCTGGGTAAATGCTTCTGGTCAAACTTATGTAGGTTGGAACTGGAAAGCAGGCGGCGCAGCAGTCACCAACACATCAGGATCAATTAGCGCACAGGTAAGCGCAAACCCTACTGCTGGGTTTAGTGTGGTGACGTATACGGGTACGGGTGCTAATGCCACGGTTGGGCATGGGTTGGGTGTTGCGCCTAAGATGATTATTGTTAAACAAAGAAACGGCACATTTACTTGGCGGGTTTATCACGCTTCTTTAGCAAACACTCAGGTCTTGTTTCTAAGTGCTACAGACGCTGCAACAACAGAAACAACCGCATGGAATAGCACAACTCCTGCATCTTCTGTGTTTAGTGTCGGAACAAGCAATGGAACAAACGGAAGCACCAACACCTACGTTGCCTACTGCTGGTCAGAAATTGATGGGTTTAGCAAGTTTGGGTCGTATACGGGTAATGGATCGACTGATGGCCCGTTTGTGTACACGGGGTTTAGACCAAAGTTTATTTTGCGGAAAGGAACAATTTCGGCTGGCATCAATTGGTCAATTATTGATTCGTCACGCAATACATACAACTTAGCGAATGCAAACCTGTTTCCCAATACTTCGGGCGCAGAAAGCGTTCCGTCTGGTGAGGTAGACATTACATCAAACGGATTTAAAGTAAGAAGCACTAGCTTTAATAACTCTGGTGAAGTGTATATATACGCTTGCTACGCCGAAAACCCTTTCAAAAACGCACTTGCGAGATAATTATGTTTGCAATCATTAAAGACAACGCTTTTGAACGGTTTTTACCTGAAGGGATTGCTTTCAAAATTGGCAATACCGTGTACCCTCAGGACTGGCTCAATCTGTCCACCCCCGCTGAGAAAGCAGCACTTGGCATTGTGGATGTTATCTACGGCGAGCGTCCTGATGATAAGTATTATTGGGTGACAGAGCAGCCTCCTGTGTACGCTGATGGCGTAGTAACGATTGGCTACACATCTACACCTAAAGACCTATCAGGGTGCATAAAGCAAGCTGTGGACGCAATCAACGCACAAGCCTATAGCATCTTACTACCTAGCGATTGGATGGCTGTAAAGGCGTTTGAGACGGGTTCTGTTGTGGCAGAGGATTGGGCTGCATGGCGGCAAGAGATTCGCACCCAAGCTGCACAGGCTATTGCAGAGATTGAGGCTTGCGCTGATGTTGAGGCGTTAGCTGCACTTGCAACAGTAAAATGGGCAAACGACCCTAATTGGGTTGAGCCAGCGGTTAAGGAGGAAGTAAAGTGAGTCACTTTGCAAAAGTCGTTGACGGTATTGTTGAGCAAGTGATTGTTGCAGAACAAGAATTTGCAGATACTTTGCCCGGTCAATGGATACAGACTAGCTACAATACCTACGGAAACCAACACTTACTTGGTGGCATTCCATTAAGAGGTAACTTTGCTGGCATTGGCTACACCTACGATTCTGTAAACGATGTGTTTATTCCTCCAAAACCCTTCCCGTCATGGGTGCTTAATAGCTCATATTTGTGGGAAGCCCCCGTTGCTGCACCGCAAGACGGTAAACAATACAGATGGGATGAAGATACAGTTTCTTGGGTAGAATCACTTTTAGTCGAACCTTAAAGAGAGCGCAATGGCAGCAGCTTTTCAACTAAATGCGTTTCAACCTAATGCGTTTCAGACGTTAGTCGTTACTGGTGTACTTAACGCTACGGACGAGAACGACTCTGGAGCGTTTACAGGTACGGTTGGTGGTGTAGTACCTATCGTTGTGATGGATATGCACGATGGTGGGCCAAAGCGCAGAAAGAAAGAAGCTGACAAGCAAAAGAAACGCAGAGATGAAGTTATTGCGCTTTTTGAACACATTGTTGAGGGTAAACCATTAGTTGCAGAAGAAATTGCTGCACCATTCATTAAGCAAGCTACAATAAGCAATCTAAAGTCGATAGATTTTATTAATACCATTGATTTTGATGCGCTCATGGCTGACTTGGTAAGAGTTCAGCAAATTTATGACGCATACATTGAAATGGACGATGAGGAGGTTTTAGCTCTGCTATGAGAAAGACTTTTGTTTATGTAGATGGCAAGTTGGTCGAAAAGGGTTCAGACGAGCATTTGGATAAACTGTATGGCCCGTTCGTGATGCCTGACATTCAACCGTATCAGTCGATGATTGACGGTTCTATGATTACAAGTAGATCAAGACATCGTGAGCATTTGAATGCACACGGTTGTATTGAGGTTGGTAACGAGAAGATGGAAACAAGGTATGCGCCTATCTCTCAGGACAACCGCAGGGAGGTGTTGCGCCAACAGTTAGGCAATATGACACATAAAGAAGCACAACAGATTTTGACGCAATTACGCAGAAAATATACTTGAGGGAGTAAGAATGAGCGAAGCTGACAATGCTGGGCAACCAGACCGCAGAGAGCTACTATCTCAGCAGTTTGACGATGCACAACCACAAATAGACGCTACACCTGCTGTAAGTGTGCAATCAGAACCAGTTCCAGAACCTGCTGTTTGGGAGCGTCCCCCTGCATCGTGGAAGAAAGATTATCACGAAGTTTGGCAAACCGCAGACCCAAGATTGAAAGAATACGCTTGGCAACGTGAAGAAGAAATGAAGAAAGGTGTAGAACCTTTACTTACCAAAGCACAGTTTGCTGACCAAATCCAACAAGCTATTGAACCGTATCAAAACAACATTAAGTCGCTTGGGATTGAACCAACGCAAGCTATTCAAGCGTTAATGAACGCTGATAATGTCTTGCGTCATGGTTCACCGCAACAGAAAGCGCAGATGTTTGCTACACTTTCTCAGCAATATGGTGTAAATTTAGGGGAAATCAACAATCTGCAACAACAGCCTGTTGACCCTACCGTGTCAATGCTTCAAAACGAACTTTATAATGTTCGCAATGAGGTAATGTCATGGAAACAGCAGCAAGAAGCAGCACAAAACCAAGCTCTTTTGGGCGAAATTAGTGCTTTTTCTGAAAAAGCTGAGTTTTTTGAAGATGCAAGACCAACAATGATCCAGCTCCTAAATTCGGGAATGGCTCAAAACTTGGACGAAGCGTATAACAAAGCATTACGCCTAGATGAATCCTTGTCTAGCAAGCTACAGCAAAGCACACAAGCTCAAGCTGAAGCAGCAAAACGAGATTCAGCTAACAAAGCAGCGAAAGCTGCTCGGGCGGCAGCGGTCAGCGTAAAAAGCTCTACACCCGGAGTGAACACGGCAGCCAAAGCGCAAGACAGACGTTCATTATTAGCCGAAGCATTTGACGGACTAAATGAACGCTTTTGACAACCTAATCGGAGATTACTATGGCATTTGCCAATAGCTCGATCAGCGACATCATTGCGACTAACATTCAAAGCCGTAGTGGTGAGCTTGCTGACAACGTAACAAACAACAACGCACTTTTGCGCCGCCTCAAAGAACGTGGCAACGTAAAGACGTTTTCTGGTGGTAACGTAATTTTGCAAGAAATTATGTATACCGATGCAGCTACCGACAACACTAACTCCTATTCGGGTTACGAAGTGTTGAACGTGTCGCAGAACAGCCCAATTTCGGCTGCTCAATTCTCTATCACTCAGTACGCTGCTGCTGTGTCGATTTCTGGTTTGGAAATGATCCAGAACAGCGGCAAAGAAGCAATCATCGACTTGCTTGATGGTCGTATGCAAGTTGCTGAAGCTCAGTTAGCTAACCGTATTTCGCAAGACATCTACGGTGACGGTACTGGCAACAGCGGCAAGAACATCACAGGTTTGGCTGCGGCTGTTCCTGATGCGCCTTCTACAGGCACATACGGCGGAATTAACCGTGCTACTTGGTCGTTCTGGCGTTCCGTGTCATTCTCAGGTGCTGCAAACGGTGGTGCTGTTTCTGCTTCCAACATCCAGAAATACATGGATTCGGTTGCTGTTCAGCTCATTCGTGGAACAGACAAGCCTGACTTGATCGTTTGCGACAACAACTACTACAGTTTGTATCTTCAGTCGCTGCAAGCTATTCAGCGTATTACTGACGGTGGAAACTCCAACGTAGGTGCTGGTTTTGCATCACTTAAGTATTACGGTGCTGGTATGGCTTCTGATGTGGTTCTTGACGGTGGTATCGGTAACGATGCAACTGCAAACCATATGTTCTTCTTGAACACCAAGTACATGATGTTCCGTCCTCACGTTGATCGTAACTTTGTGCCGATTGGTGGAGAGCGTCAAGCTGTCAACCAAGACGCTATTGTTAAATTGATCGGATGGGCCGGCAACCTTACGTCCTCTGGCCCTCAGTTCAACGGAGTGCTTATAGCTTGATTGCATAATTTTATGCAGAGTCATATAATACCTCTACTAATTGGAGGTTTTATATGGCTGGCGGTAGACCGAAGTCTGATGAGAAGTTAAGATTTTTAGCAAAAGTAAAAGTTATGGATTCTGGGTGTCACGAATGGCAAGCAGGTTTTAATCGGGGTGGATATGGAAAATTTCAAACCGAAGGAAAAGCCGCACCAGCCCATCGTGTTGCTTACAGGTTATTTAAGCAGAATCCAGAAAAGCTAAATGTTTTGCATCGTTGCGATAATCGTAAATGCGTGAATGTCGATCATTTGTTTCTAGGAACATTGAAAGATAACATTGCAGATATGGATGAAAAGCAGCGGCGTGGTACAAAAAGTAAATTAACTTATGCTGATGTTGATGTTATTAAAGGTCTTTTAAATGACCGTTATAAACAACAATATATTGCTGAAAAATTTAATATTGACCAAACAACGGTAAGCCGCATTAAACTAGGCAAAACGTTCCTATTCAAAGATTAAAGGAAAAATCATGGCTTATTCAGTATCGCCAATTATTGGCACAACCATTGGTTCAACCGCTAACACTAACCTTAATTCTGCTGGTGTTGCTATTCCAACAGAAGGCCCGTTGGGTTTGCAAGCGTTTGGTTCAGATGGTCTGCTTTATGTTTTTGCAAAAGCTAACGCATCCATTCCAGCATCTACTGCTGTTTGTACCGTTAGTCCAACAACATTCCTAGTTACTGCGACTGGTGGAGCTTACACAAGCCCTGCTTATGCGCTAGTTTCTGGTGATTTTGCTTGGTTCAGCAAAGCATCGGTGTAAAATAGTACAGGGGGTTGGGAAACCTTCCCCCTTTTTTTAAATCTACGGGAGAGGATTTTGGGACTAGATAGCGATATTCGTAATGCAGATTCACAATTGTTTGTAGAGTTCTATACCTTTGAGCATCCAAGCTCAGATGTGCAGAAACCATACCAAGATGTGCCTTTTGTGCGAATCGTAGTACCGGGCGATAAGACTAATGTTGTTGAGCAACCTGTGCGTGAAAGTCACAAGCAGCGGTTTCCCCGCCAATGGCTGCACTATCAAATGCAAAACAGCAATGCAGACGTAATTGGTACACCGCTAAAAGAATGGCACATTGCAAGACCTGCTGAGTTTAATCAAATGCAGATGGAAGAATTAAGCATTTTGAAGTTTCAAACCGTTGAGCAAGTAGCAACAGCTTCGGATATGCAACTTCAAAAGGTAGGCATGGGCGCAGCAGGTTTGCGTGAACGTGCAAGAGCGTATTTAATGAACAAAAATCAGTCTGACAGCCAAATAGAGATGGAAAAAACAAAGCAAGAGTTAGCTGATTTGAAAGAGCAGCTTTCCGCTTTTATGGCTGATAAAAAGGTTGGTAGACCAAAGAAAGAGGAATAAATGTCAACAATGCTGCAATTAGTTACTCAGGTAACCAATGAGTTAGGCGTGTCTACCCCTGCTTCTGTTGCAGGAAATACCAATCAAGACGTTATTCAAATCTTAGCTCTGATGAACGCATCAGGTTACGAATTGTTAAAAAAGCATGATTGGCGCAGAATAACTAAGCAGCATTTGTTTACGACAGACTTCACCAATACTACTGGTGATGTTGTTCTTGATACTTACACAATCACAAACATCCCAAGCACCGCAGGGTTTGATACAACGTATCAAGTAACTGGTAACGGTCTTGGGAACGCTACCTACATTGTTAGCGTGGACTCACCAACGCAAGTAACGGTTAACCAACCATCTACGGGAACGTATGTGGGTGCTGACTTATGCTTTATGAAAGTAAAGTATCCGCTACCTGCTGACTACGATGCTTCTGTTCCCCGTACTCATTGGGATAAGTCAAAAAGATGGGAGATGTTAGGCCCGACAGACGCACAGCAATGGGAGTGGTTGCTTTCAGGGTATATCTCGACAGGCCCTCGCATTCGTTGGCGTTTGCTTGGTAACTTCTTCCAGATATGGCCCGGCGTGTCCACCAATGAGCTGCTTGGTTATGAGTACCGTTCCCAAGCGTGGGCAGAAAGCTCTGACGGAACAGCTAAAAACTCATTTACAAACGATGATGATAGGTGTATTTATCCTGATCGTGTAATGGTGTTGATGACAAAGCTGAAGTATTTTGAAGCTAAAGGCTTTGATACCACAGCAATGTATAGAAACTTCTTGACTGAGCTTGAAACAGTTATGGGTCAAGACATGAGTGCTGCTAACTTGTCGTTTGCACCAAGACCGGGTACGGTTCTGATTGGTTACGACAACATCCCTGACACCGGATATGGCCCGAACTAACTATGGCAACTCGCAGAGGTATTAATTCGTTAGTTCAAGGAACAGCAGCGAAGGTTGCGTCATTGCCTTCACCTGTGGGAGGTTGGAACGCTAGAGATTCGATTGCAAACATGGATTTGTTGGACGCTGTTCAACTTACTAACTTGTTTCCATCGGTCAATAACGTCATCCTTAGACCGGGTTTCACAAAACACGCTACAGGGTTGCCGGGTCAAGTTCAGACCTTAATGGGGTACTCATCTGGTGCTACAAACGAGCTATTTGCTTGTGTTGGTACAGAAATCTATGACGTAACCACAAGCGGTGTTGTTGGCGCAGCAGTAGAAACTGGACTAACTAACGCTAGGTGGGAATACATAAACGTCACAACCCCTGCTGGCGGCTTTCTGTACGCTGTCAATGGTGTAGATAGACCTTTGCTCTACGATGGTTCTACATGGACTAATCCAACGATTACAGGCGTTACTGATACTACGTTTAGCAATATCACTACATTTAAAAACCAAGTTTGGTTTACGCAAAACGATACGCTAAAAGCATATTATTTGCCTACGTTATCAATTCAAGGTGCAGCTAACTATATTGATATGAGTTCTGTTGCACAACTTGGTGGATACCTAATCGCTGTTGGAACGTGGACAATTGACGCAGGTTATGGAGTAGACGATAACTTAGTGTTTATTACGTCTAACGGTGAAGTCATTGTTTACGCAGGAACAGACCCATCAGACATTACTAAATGGGCTTTGATAGGCGTTTGGCGTACTGGTAAACCCGTAGGCAAGCGTTGCATGATTAAGTACGGCGGCGATATTGTCATTTTGACGTATAACGGTGTTTATCCGCTTGCTGCAAGTTTGCAATCATCACGCTTAGACCCAAGAGTAGCGTTGTCAGACAAGATTCAAGGTGCTTTTGCTAGAGCGTCACAAATTTACGGTGATAACTTTGGCTGGCAAATGATTTTTGACCCAAAGCATAACGCTTTGACTGTAAACATTCCGTTTGGGTCAGGTTTGCAACAGCAATATGTAATGAACAACATCACTAAATCGTGGTGTAACTTTACTAATTGGAATGCAAACTGTTGGGAAATATTTGACAATGAACCGTATTTTGGTGGGAACGGTTTTGTAGGTCATGCGTGGGATGAATCTTACTCCGATGACGGTGCAAACATCAATACTAACGCATTTCAAGCGTTTAATTACTTTGAAAGTCGTGGCGTAAAGAAATACTTTACAAGAGCTAGACCGTCTTTATTTACAAACGGTGATCCTACTGTATTCATTGGAATGAACGTAGACTTTGAGCTGCAAGACTTAGCTGCTGCTGCGGAGTTTTCACCTAGTAGCGCAGGATTGTGGGACATTGGAAGATGGGACGATTCTACTTGGGGTGCTGGGTTGCTTGTTTCTAACAACTGGCAAGGCATCACAGGTATCGGCTATTGTGGCTCTACGCAGTTTAAATCTGCATCACAAGGGGTGAATTTGCTTTGGGCATCGACAGACATTGTTTACCAGACGGGATGGGCTGGCATATAGTGCAAGGTGAGGAAATTGGCAACTGGGTTGCTGACCGAACTGATGGAAGTTATTTTGCAAAGCATTCAAGTGCAATCGGATTACAGAAAGACGCTAAAACAATTGCGGGTGTTATTTACGAAAATTGGAACAGACGGACGGTTTTTTGTCATATAGCAATTGAAGGACGGTTAACAAAAGCGTATTTAAAAGCTATTTTTGACTATCCTTTCAATGTGTTAAATGTAGAAAAAATCATTGTTCCCGTGGTCACAGATAACCAAAAAAGCATAAAATTAGTACAAAACATGGGCTTTGCTGAAGAAGCACGAATCAAAGACGGTTCACCATTAGGTGACATCATATTTATGACATTGGCACGAAAAGATTGCCGATTCTTAGGGGTACGCTATGGGTAAGGAAGTTAAAACGCCACCAATGCCTGATTATCAAGCTGCTGCTAAAGAGCAGGGTGTGCAAAACATTGAGGCGGCTAGGGTTGCTTCAAGACTTAGTAACCCTAACATGGTGACACCATTTGGAAAACAAACCATCACCTACGGAACGTCAAAGTTTGATGAAACAGGCTACAACCAAGCGTTGCAAGACTATCAAAACAAAACTGGATCATTTGCTACCCCTGATAGAGCAGCGTTTACAAAAGAAGCACCAACAACAAGTCAATACATTAATAGCGGTGACTCTGGTTATTATCAAGACGTTGGTGGCACTACGTTTGACCAAAAAGCGTATGACGAAGCATTGAGTAAAGTTGGAAAAACACCAACTAAAGAGATGTTCACCACTATTGAAAACCCTGACACAGCAACAATTACTCAAGAGTTAACACCAGAAGCGCAAGCAAACCTTGAGGCACAACAGCGTGTTCAACGTGCGTTGTCAGGTCTTGGCGAAATTGGCGTAAAAAACGCATCAGAAATACTGTCTACTCCGTTTAAGCCTACATCAACGCAAATTAACAAAGAATTTGCAGATTATGGTCGAGCGCAAAATACTGTTGCTGACTACGGTAGAGCAATGGGCGAAGTTCCGCTGACTACTAATATTGATACGTCTAACTTTTCAAGAATGCCGTTAAACGCAGGGACAACAGCTCAAGACCTTATCTTGCAGCGTTTAGACCCTACGATTCAAGCGGGTGATAGATCATTTGCACAAGCACTAGCAAACCAAGGTTTAGCACCGGGAACGGAAGCGTACAACACAGCGTTTCGTAACCGTGAAATGAGCAAAAATGACTTGTACAGTCAAGCCGCTTTGCAAGGTATTAACCTTGATATGGGTGCTCGACAACAACAACTTAACGAAGCTCTTGGTATCGGTGGATTTCAAAATCAAGCGCAATTAAGTCGTGCAGGTCTTTACAATCAAGCTCTTGGACAAGACTACAACACAGAATTTAATCGTGCAAATTTGTATAACTCTGCATTAGGTCAAGATTTCTCACAAGCCTTACAAAGAGCGCAGTTTGGTAACCAAGCACAGCAACAACAGCTTGCACAAGATTTAACACTAAGGTCGCAACCTCTTAACGAGATTACTGGCTTAATGAGTGGATCACAGATTCAATTGCCACAATTTACGGGTTACACGCCATCACAAGTTGCACCAGCACCAACATTTGCTGCAACACAAGCAGGGTATCAAGGACAGTTAGCTGCTGCAAACGCTCAGAACGCTGCTAATTCGCAATTGACGCAAGGTCTGTTCTCATTAGGCGGTGCTGCATTGCTTGCCCCTACTGGCACATTTGGTAAGCTGTTCGGATAATTTTAGGAAATAAAAATGGCACAACCTGCAAACATGATGAACCCGATGGCTGCAATGATGGGGCCAGACGTTACTCAACAACAATATCAGATTCAACAAAATCAGCGATACGCAGATATTTTGATGCAGCAAGCGTTAATGGATCAACCGCAAGGACAGATGGTTTCTGGTCACTATGTGCCACCTAGTCCTGTGCAGGGTCTAGCGCAATTGCTAAAAGCGTATGTGGGTCGGAGAGCTTCGGACTTAGTTCCTGAGAAACAAGCAAACTTAGCAGCAGCACAGCAACAACAAATTCAAAATATGTTTGGCATGGGTGGCGGAGTAACGCAACCGCAAGCAAGAGATATGTCTTTGGCTGGTGGTGCAATGCAAGGCGATGTTGGCCCTACCAACACTAATGCACAGCGTATGCAAGGCGTACAAGCAGGGCAAGCGTCAGCAATGCCTATTCCTGCGGGAATGGACAGACGTACTGCAATGATGCAGTACATGATTAACCCACAAGCCTATGCAACTGCTCTTGGAACGCACAGCAGCCCAACAGAGATACAAAAGATTGCTGCTGCGTCTGGGTTTGCACCGGGTACTCCACAATATCAAGCGTTGATGCAAGGCAACTTAGCTAAATCTAATTACATTGCACCGACTGTTGTTGGTGAAGGTGGATCACTTGTACCAGCAGGCGCAAACAGACCTACGTTCATTGCTCCAAAAGGTGGAATAAGTATCAACGCACAAACTGGACAAGCAAATGTGTTGCCCGGATATTTGCAATCAACTGGCGCAATAGCTCAAAACGAATCCTATGCAAAAGGTTTGGGAGGCGCACAAACAACGCCAGCCACAAGATTTGACGTTGACACAGGCAGAACTGTTGCAACCACACAAGCCGCAAACATGGGCTTGCCGACTCAAGGCATGGGCGGTCAACAAGGTAGACAACCTGTAGTTACTGCTGAAAACCCCGTTGTTGTTAAAGCGGCTGAACAATTAAACAACCAATGGATTACAGGTCAATTTGAACCTGCTATTGCTGCTGGTGAAGCTGCAAAAGGTGCAATGGAAAATGTACGCTTATTAAAGAGCATTGACTTGACTACAGGTTTTGGAACGGATGCACAAAAGACTGCTGCAAACGTCCTTGCTTCGTTTGGTGTTAAAGACGCAGCTAAGTTTGCTACAAACGCTCAAATATTTGAATCTAAGATTTATGAAGGACTTGTTGATACTCTAGCAAAGCAGAAAGGCCCACAAACCGACAAGGACTTTGCAAACCTTCAGAAAACATATGCAAGTCTTAAAAATACTCCGCAGGCTAACCAATTCTTGCTTGATGTTGTTGAAGCAAAAGCTATGCAAGATCAGCGTAAAGCGGGTTATTTTCAGAAAGCAGCGTCCATACCAGAGTTGCGTAGTAACTTGTCTGCAATTACTAACGAATGGGGTAAAGTTTCTGGTTCAATGTTTGATTTACCAATCCAAGGTAAAGACGGAAGCACTTACACTCTTGCTCAAAGATACGGAATTAAGTGATGGAAAACCCAATTATTGCTGAGTTGTTGCCAAAGCTAAATGAACCGAATGTCCGAAGTTTTTTGGACATGATTGCGGCTGCTGAAGGCACTACAAAGCATGGGTACAACACACTTTTTGGCGGTGGTAAGTTTGATAATTTGCAAGACCACCCAAGACAATTGTTTGATTTTACGGAAACAACGGGCAGAAAGAACAAAACTTCTGCTGCTGGACGTTATCAATTCTTGTCAAATACTTGGGATGAGCAAGCAAAGAAGCTAGGATTACCTGACTTTGGCGAACAAAGTCAAGACTTAGCAGCGGTCAATCTATTGCGTGAACGTGGGATTCTTCCTGACGTTTTGCAAGGCAATTGGGAAGCTGCTGTAAAAAAGTCTGGCCCTATTTGGGCAAGTCTACCCTCTAGTCCGTATCCGCAACCAAGACAGTCTGAAGCGTTTGTAATGGGTCAGTTAAACAACCCAAGAAATCGTGTAGCTAGTGGGCCTGTAACCTCTGATGTGAATCCTATCACTATGCCTAATCAACGAGCAAATCCATTTTCTGCGTTGAATGAAGAATTTAGAATTGGTGCGCCAGTTCAACAACAGCAGCAGACAAGAAATCCTTTTGAGGAATTAAACGCAGAGTTTGCATTAAGACCTGTGGAAAGTACGGTTGCACCCGTAACTGCTGCACCACAGCAAAATCAACCTTTTGACATTAATCAACTGTTGCGTCCTGTAGGACTAACAGCAAGGGCTGGAATTGAAGGTTTGGGTTCGTTGGTTGGGATGCCTTTAGAACCATCAAGAATGGCATTGGAATCTTTGTCAACATCGTTGGGTGGCCCTAAAGTCGCATCAGCAGAACAATTATCTTCAAAACTTGCAAATCTACTGCGTTTGCCAAAACCTGCTGAACGGTCAATAATGGATCAAGGTGTAAACCTAGAACGTGTAGGTTTTGACGTAGCTAAAACAATGGCAGGCGCAGCTGGCGGCGCAGGACTTGCGGGTAGATTAGCCCCTCTTGCAACAAACGCAACAAGCGCAAACGTGCTAAATCAACTATCTGCAAACCCTGTTTTGCAAACACTTTCTGGCGCAGGCGCAGGCGCAGGCGGAAGTATTGCAAGAGAGTACAACGCAGGGCCGGGCTTTGAACTTGGTGCAAGCATCTTGGGTGGCATTGCTGCACCTATTGCTGGCGCAGGTGCAAAGTCAGCTACTACTGCTGCGGTGCAAAAGCTAACCCCTGCTGCTAGTCCAGCGCAAGTCGATCAAATGATTACTTTGACACTTGGCAAATCGGGAATTGACTTTAAATCCCTTGATGACCAAATTCAAAGAACATTAAGAAATGACGTTGCAAGCGCATTGCAAACAGGCGGTGAACTAAGCGGCGATACCTTGCGTAGATTGCTTGATTTCAGAATGGTTCAAGGTGCTACGCCCACTAAAGGCATGATTACCCAAGACCCAAGACAAATCACGCAAGAAATGAATTTAGCCAAAACAGGCATAAATTCTACAAACCCTGATTTGCAAACATTGGGTAATGTTCAGAATGCAAACAATCAAGCCTTGATACAAGCTCTAAACAGAGCAGGCGCAGGCAAAGTTGGCACTTTTGAAGCGGGTGAAGCTAACATTTCAAGCATTGCAGCTAAAGACTTAGCTAGACAAGCAGAAACATCAGCGTTGTACAAACAAGCGCAAGGTATGCCCGGTGGGGATGTGCCGTTGAATCGTGCTGATTTAATGCAAAATATTGATACGCTTTTGGCTAAAAACAATAAAGCAGCGTTTTTGCCGGAAGAAATAAGAACAATGCTAAACACGATTAGCAAAGGCGAAACCACTATTAACGGTCAAGTTTATCCTGTGCCATTTGATACGATGGCTATAGATAACTTGATGACCACAATTGCAAAAGCGCAGCGTGGGACATCAGATGGAAACGTCAAGCAAGCGTTGAGCTTAGTTAGACAAGCTATTGATGAAACCGACATTAAACCGATTAAGACGCAATTTGGCGGCAATCAGCTAGTTACTGAATCTGGCGCAAAATACTTGCAAAGCAAAGACGCTGAATCACAACAGTTACTTGATGCGCTTAACCAAGCAAGAGCATCACACAAAGCTCGCATGGATTGGCAGCAATCCTCAAACCCCGTTGAAGCAACAATTAACGGTATGCAGCCTGACAACTTTGTTAAGAAGTTTGTACTTGGCGGTACGGTTGCGGATGCTGCTGCGGTAGCAACTGCGGGTAATCCTGCGGCAACCAAAAACGCTATTTTGTCCCATTTGAAAGAAAAAGCTATCGGCGTGGGTCAAACTGACGAAACTGGCAAATTTGGTGCTAGATCATTTAACAAAGCGTTAACCGATATTGGTGATAAGAAGCTAGAATTGTTTTTTAATAAACAAGAAATAGAAGAATTAAAACGAATTGGTCGAGTAGGTACTTACATGACCAACCAACCAATTGGAACGGCTGTAAACAACAGCAACTCTGGTGCTTTAGTTATTGGTTCTATGATAGATGGGATTGCTACTTTAGCTGGCATCTCCCCAATGGGTGTTGGTGCTAGTTTAGCTGTGCCTGTGGCAAAATCGGTAGGCAGCAAAGCATTGCGTAATGTCACAAGCGCATCTGCACAAAAAGACGCTTTAAAGATAGCGGAAGCATTACAGAATAGAGTGCCGGGCATAGCTTTAGGCGATACGGTAAGCCCCGCAGTTCTTTACGGTAGTTTGTTGCAAAACCCACAATTGATGCAGCAACTTGGTCAAAGATTAACTGAAGAACAGAGGTAATTATGAGTTTTAACGGAAATGGCGTATTTTTAATTAACTCAGCGGGTCAGCCTGTAACTGCTGGAACGGTCATTAGTTCTTCAACATTTAACACGTTGACTACTGACTTGGCGGGTGGTTTGACCAACACGATTACTAAAGACGGTCAAAGCACACCCACAGCTAACATTCCTATGGGTAATTTCCGGATTACCGGACTTGGTGCTGCTGTACTTGCAACTGACGCTGTGCGGTTTGGTCAATTGCAAACTGGTGCTGTCAATCTATTGACCGTCACAGGTACAGATACGCTAATTGGCAACCTAGTCCCTGCGCTAACTGCTTACACAGCGGGAAATGCGTTTTATTTTGTTGCTGCTGCGACAAACACTAGCGCAATGACTATCAACATTGACGGTCTAGGCGTAAAAGACATTAAGCGATTAGGTTCTGTAGCTCTTGCTGCGGGTGACATCGTTATTGGACAAGTCGCTTTAATTGTCTACAACGGAACAAATTTTCAATTGTTAGACGGCAATGCTTTCAGCAATTTGCGAGTGTCTGACACCCTAAACTTGTCAGCTTACACAGAAACGGTTGCTGCATACAGTACGGTTGGTGCAAGTCAAACGCTGTCGATTGCTGTGGGTACGGTTTTGACCGCAACGCTTACAAGTGCAACACCTTGTACATTTACGATGCCAGCAGCGATTGCGGGTAAATCGTTCTTATTCTTGCTTAAGCAACCCGCTTCTGGAACTGCGACAACTGCGACTTTCACAGGTGTTAAATGGGGTTCAGCAGGTGCGCCTGTCATCACAGCAACGGTTGGAAAGATGGATATTCTGACATTTGTAAGTGACGGTACAAACTGGTACGGAAGCGTTGCACAAGGATACACCCCATAATGTTTTCCTCCTTTAACTTCTTTTTTGCCAAAGGTGGTCAGAGTCAATACTCTGTTGATTATCTTGTCATTGCAGGAGGCGGTGGAGGCTCTAACGGAGGTGGTGGTGGTGGTGGATACCGAACATCAAACCAAGACGTATTTGGTGGAACAAGCTACACAGTCACAGTCGGTGCAGGCGGTGCAGTAGGAACGCAAGGTGCAAACTCTGTGTTTGATGCCATTACTTCCACAGGCGGTGGTCGAGGCGGCTCTATAAGCTCTACAGGTGGAACGGGCGGCTCTGGCGGTGGCGGCAGTTATGATGCAATCAACGGGACTCCTTTGTCTGGTGGCTCTGGAACTGGTGGACAAGGTAATGCTGGAGGTTTTGGCTACGCTTTACCAAACGAAGGCGGTGGCGGCGGTGGTGCGGGTGTTGGTGGCGATAACGGCAACGTAGGCGGTAAAGGTGGCGATGGTTTGCAGTCATCAATTAACGGCACATCTACCTACAGAGCAGGTGGCGGTGGCGGCGGTAATAACAACAACACGTTAAGCGGATCAGGCGGTGCTGGTGGTTTAGGCGGTGGCGGTAATGCAGGCCCTAACTACAACGACAACGGCACAGCAGGAACAGCAAATACAGGTGGTGGCGGAGGTGGTGCAAACACTAACTTTGCATCTGCTGCGGCTGGTGGCTCTGGTGTTGTTATCCTACGCTACCTTGGCGCACAGCGTGGATCAGGCGGTACTGTAACGTCATCCGGTGGTTATACTATACACACGTTCACATCTTCTGGCACATACACGGCGTAAATCATGGATTGGCAAATCATCATTAACATTGGTGCAGCAGGACTGTTGACAATCGGCGGATGGTTTGCCCGTCAGCTATGGGATTCCGTCAAAGAGCTACGCAAAGAAATGTCCGATATGCGTTTACACGTTTCTGACGTTTATGTAAAAAAAAGCGAAATTGAGGGATTTCGTGCTGACATGGACAAGAGGTTTGACCGTATTGAAATGTTGCTAGATAAACTCTATGGAAAGCTAGACCAAAAGGTCGATAAGTGACAGAGGATAAAGCTAAAGATACGCTAATGGGCGTACTCAGCTATATAAACTCCCCGTTTAAGCTGTTTGTCGTTGTCCTACTAGGTATTCTTGGATTTATAGGCTATTTCGTGTACACCCATCAAGGAGTAATGGTTGGTGCGTACCTCAAAAGCAAAGAATTACCCAAGCTAGATGAAAGCAGATTTGATCTTGCTGCTTCTATGCTGTTTAGAGAAACAAAAGCAGAAACCGTAGCTATCTTTGCTGTAGACCCAATATTGAACAAGCGTGTACTTGTAAGAGCGTACGCTAAAGACGGTATTAGACACAAGATACTAGAGGGTGCAAACGTAGGCTTGTTCTCAGGAAGCCAAGCTAATAACGCTGATGTCGTTAAGTTAATGGCTGGTGAAATACCTTGTGGTCAATACTTGCGTCCACAGAGTGAAGCAGGACTTTGGTACATCCACCAAGGTGTTCGCTTTACTTGCAGGGTGTCTATCCCCCCTGATATTAGTCAATTTATTGGTCAAATTACCGTAGGTTGGGCTGGTGAACCAGACCTAGATTATTCACGTTCAATTATGGAAGTTGTAGCCCGTGGTCTTATATTGCAAAAATAGGAGGTAGCATGATTCTCGACATACTTAATATTGGTGGAAAGCTGATTGATAAGCTCTTTCCTGACGCTAATGCCGCAGAAGCTGCAAAACTTAAATTATTAGAGCTACAGCAAAGCGGTGAACTTGCAAGAATGCAAGCTGATATACAAGAGCAGCAAGAGGTCACCAAGCGGTGGACTGCTGATATGACATCAGACTCTTGGTTGTCTAAAAATATTCGCCCTATGACGCTTTTAATCATTCTAGGAGGGTATTTTACTTTTGCTTTGATGTCTGCTTTTGATTTTGACACTCATAAGCAATATGTAGAATTGCTTGGAAACTGGGGAATCATTGTGATGACCGCCTATTTCGGAGGTCGTACGGTAGAAAAAGTTATGGACATGAAAGCCAAAAATTCAGAGAAAGAAAAGTGATTTACAAAGATAGGCAATGCAAAGTTTGTTCTTCATTTTTTTCACCAAAATCTTCTATGGAGAAATGGTGTTCAAATAATTGTCGTTTTAAAAGTCACATTAAGCAAAATTGGACATTTGATAACTGCTGGAATTGGGACGGAGCAATTTTTAAACAAACCGGATACGGTCAATTTGGCTCTGTTAAATCTGGTGTACATACAGCCCATAAATATTCGTATCAATTGTTTAATGGACAAGTGCCAGAAGGGTTGTTTGTTTGTCATACTTGCGATAACAGACTGTGCTTTAACCCCAAACATTTGTGGCTTGGAACGGCAAAACAAAACTCAGAAGATATGGTTAAAAAAGGTCGTTATAACCATGAAAGAAACCGCCCCAAAGGGGTAG